GACCTGGCGCTCTTCGCCGGTCTCGGGATCCTTGATCGTCTTGTAAGGCATGGCTCAGCCGCGGCGCGATTGGACGGGATCAATCTTCACTCGAATGCGACCTTTGCCTTTGCCCAGGTCGTCAAACAACCCGCGGAATGCCGCAGGCGACAGATCAATGATGCGCGGATCTTGCTTGTTGAGCGAGGTGTCGGTGCCACCCATTGATCCAACGTCATTGGCCCACACTCGCACCGTCCTGCCGGTGTCGAGGTCTTCAACCAGCAGCCATTTGCTGAGGTATTGGCCTCTTAGCGACCTCTGAACGGCCGCTGTCATCGCATTGGGGTTGTAACGCTCACCGTTGGCCGTGGGGCCTCCAATGACGCCATCACTGCCACCGCCGCCCGAATAGAAAGTGGCGTAGCCGGTCATGCCGCCGCCGCGCCGTGTGCTGGCAGCCAGGGCCGGAGCCGTCTGAGGTCGGCCGCCGCTGTAGAAACTGTCGATTGCGGCCAGCACTTCCCGATGCCGCGACGTCGGCACGGGAATGTCAAAGGACGACCCAGTCCTGTGGCCAGGGTCCTGGTGACCGCCGGTGTTGGAGCGCCACTGAGCGAACTCGGTTACCGGATAGCCGAGGTAGCGCAGGTACTGGGCCAGCCGCAAGGCCGTGGCATTGTCCCTGGCCCCGTGGTGAACGTGATCGTTGCCGACACCGTGCTTGACGTCGTATCCGGGCATTCCCTGGATGCCGTGCAGGGTCTGCGTTTGCTGGTCTGCGCTGTAGCCAAAGCCTGCCACCGCGACGTACCGCCCGGTGCCGGGCATGACGGTGGCCTGTGCTGGCGTCGCGCCGGTGGCGAAGTTGAGCGCAGTGTTGCCGATGTTGCCCAGGGCCCGGATTGAGGCCAACCAGGGGTTCTGCGCAGGCGATTCAGGCCGCGGCCGAGGAGCAGCACTTACCAGGTCTGCTCGCTGGTCCAGCTGCTGCAAGCGGCGAAGGGTGTCCGGGTCCACTCCGTTGAGCTTGCCGTGCTTGCGCAGCTCGTTGATGAAGAACTCTCCCGGCTTCATGCCGGCTCGCTTGATCATCAGCTTGGTCGCGTCGTCCAGCCGCCCCCCGGAGAGAACGGTGTCGACCTGCTGCATCAGCACTCCAGCGTCGTACAAGGGGCGATTGCTCCTGGCGTCGCGCTGCAGCTGGCGGTTCTTCCCGGGATCCCCGGAACCGTCAAACCAGCCGGTGTTTCTGCTTTTCCATTCCTCCGGGTTGGCATACGTGGGAGCCGACATTTCGCCGTCAGTTCGCTTCCGCAAGCCAAAATTGCTAGTAGTGAACAGCTTGTTTAATTCCTGAGTGATCTCATCTGGGCTTTTCCCTTGTTGAACCCCGCGCTTGATAATGTCGTTACTGCGATCAATCATCAAGGCTTTAGCTCTGGCCAGCATTTGATTCTCGACAAGTGACGGCTCGCCGCCACCGTCGTAAGAACCGGACGTCCTGGCGTACTTCAGCCACTCTTGCTCTACTGCTCCCATAAGCGTTTTCACAGATTCTCTGTAGGATTTTGCGTCTTCTCGCCCATAGGAATTAAGCAGCGAAAGCTGAGCTGCGCCCCATGTTGCCGATACTTCCCTGTTGTCAATGGCACGTTGAATCTCCACCCTCAGCGAGGCGGCCACGCCTGAGTCCATTGCCGCTTCAGTAAGCCTTCTGGAATAAGATTCTTGATTGATCTGCTGCTCTCGCCCATTTACAGCGGCAAAAGCGTTGGTGTAGTAAGTGTCAATCTGCGAGGTTGCAGCAGCTTGCTGGTTTGGCGGAAGCGAAAACACCCGCTGCCTTGCGGTCTCCAGCCGCTGCTCGGCCAGCCTGGGATTGCTGTCGATCAGCCCTGGCGGCAGCAGCTCCTGCAGCCAGCCGTTCACCTGGTCCTTCACTTGCACCGACTGCAGCTGCTCCTCCAGGTTGTGTCGCTGCAGCCAGCGTTGAGAGTGCTCCTGGCTGGCCTTGAGCAGCCAAGACTCGCCGCCAAGCGCAGCAATCAGGCGTAGGTTTTCGTTGGGCGTGCCGTCTGCTTTTCTGCGCTGGTCGGCCGGGCCCACAAAGAGCTCCGCAAACGGGGCCATGGTGGCCTCCCAGCTGAGCGGGCCGCTGCCCTGGGCGCCAGCTCCCATCGAAGAATCCCACAGATCCCAGAGGGTCTGCGTCACCGTCTCACGGGTTTGCCGATCCACGCCTACCAGCCGCTGGTCGTCAAGCAGGGCCTGCAGCATCTGGCCGGCGGCCTGGGCCGTCATCTTGCCGGACCGATAGGCCCCGGCGACCGACTGCACTTCGTTCGCGGCGTTGCCTCGCCAGGCCTCCATGTTCTGGGCGATGTGGGCCTTCTCCTGGCGGTCGAGATCGGCGCCCATGACGGACGCAACCATCTGCTGCGTCTCCATCAGCACCTGCGGCGAATACTGGGAGTCCCGGTAGATGTGCGATCGAACCCATGCCTGGTAGGCAGCGCTCTGCGTGGGCAGGCTGTCGAGCCTTACCTGGCCCCCAGCGCCGTCGTCTACCAAGGGGTTCTGCCTGGCAGCGTTGTCGAGCGTGCCGACGTTGGCGACGATCGCCTGGCGTTGCACCGCATCCGCGAGGTATCGGCTCATCCCTGGATGGCGCGACAGCAGATACTGCAGCTGCTTGGCAGCACCGGGGTCGGTTGGGGCAGCCCGCTCAAGAGTGCGCTGCAGATCGGCGAGGCCAGTCAGGGGGCCGTACTTGCCCGCCTGGAACGCAAACGCGGCGGCCTCCTGCTTGCGCTCCTCGTCCATCGCCTTCTCGCGCTGCATGAACCCTTCGGCGATGCCAGCCAGGGCCGGGCTGAAGCCACCCAGGGCCTTTGCCAGGGCCGCGGCATCCTGTGAAGGCTGCGGCAGGTCGGGCAGGGCCGGCACCCGCATCGGGCCGCCAAGGGTCGGAGCACCAGGCTGGAAGAAGCTGGTGGCAGGGTTGGCCTGGGGCTGCAGGCCAGGCACCGCCATCTCGCGCTGGGCCAAGGGGCCGGGCGTGGATGGCAGCTCGACGCCACCCGTGAGGCGCTGCGACGTGCGACGGTCGACGGTGCCGTAGGTCTGTCCGGTGGTGATCTTGGCCATGGTTTACGCCCTCTTGAAGCCCCAGTAGTTGGTCTTGAGGCCAGCCGCTTTCATCTGGCTGGCCGTGCCAAGCCCGGCAGAGACGCCGCCCATCGCGCTCGACAAGCCCCCAATCACGTAGGGGGTGGCGCTTGGCATCGGCGTTTCGATCGGGCTCAACGGATCGACGATCTGCTGTTGGATGTAAGGCTGCTGGCTGGCGATCCGCCCGGCCCGGGTGACGCCGCTCCCTCGCTTCTGCTCCTGCACCATCTGAGTGGCGAAGGCCAGGTTGCGATCCGTGGCGTAATCGAACATCGCCTGCTGCCGGTGGACGTCGGCGATCAGGTTGTCGATGCTGTTGCCCATGCGCCCCGCGGAAAGCACCTCTCCCCTGGCTTGCATCGCAGCGCGGCCGGCCTCCTGCTTCTTCTGGGCGGCGGCCTCTTGTTCCTGCATCGTCCGAAGGTTCAGCTGACCGATCTCATCGGCGTAGGCCTGGTCGGCAAGCAGCCGCGTCTGCGCAATCAGGGCATCCTGCTGATTGGCTCGCATCTGCTCGAACGATCGAGATGCCTGCGCTTGCATCAGCTGCTGCTGATACTGCTGCTGCGCCTGGGCGTTGGCGAAGGCTGCGTTTGTCTGCGCCTGTTGGTACTGCGCGACCTGCTGCGCGATGCCCAGGCCGGCAGTGGCGATGCCGATGATGGCGGGAATGGGGCCGCACACGGTCAGATCCTCACGAACTCAAGAAACAGCCGACGTTCTGGCCCATAGTCTGGATGCTCGGCGATGAAGGTAAAGCCCAGCCACTGAAGCCATTTCTTGTGGACCGCGTTTCGGGCGTCCATCACGTTGAACAGCAACGGGTAGCTCAGCTGAAGCTGATCCAGCACCTCTCTCGACTGACGAAGAAACGTGAGCCGATCAAGCCGATCATCCACCATCCCGTCAGTCCCGAGCATCCAGATCCGTCCGACGCCATCTTCTTCTGGGATCACGCCCCACATGCCAATGGTGTGCCCGTTGCGGCTGACCATGGCCTGGCATGGCGCACTGTTGAGCATGCAGAACAGCAGGGCTTCCCGAGGAGTGGAGCCGGACTGCGCCATGACCTCGGCCGCGTCTTCTGCTCGCATTGCGTTGGAGACGGCCACCAAGTCAAGGATCTTGGCCGGCCTGGTGTATCCGTTCACAGTCGAGTGGCCCTCGCGTGATACCAGCCCTCCCATTCCGCCGACTGGAGTCGGCAGGGCAGCGGGCTGCTGCTGACGACCTGGATGACGACGTTGATGTTCTCGGCCATCACCGGCACCCGGAACTTCCCTGTCTGCACCGGCAGTTCTCCAAGGGCGATCTCGGCGTCTCCGAGGGTTTTGCCGCTGTAGGGGTAGGTCATGGTGTCTCGCCCCCGCGGCGTGACCTTCAGCTCAAAGCTCGACGTCTCGTCGAAGATCAGCGACCAGGTCCGCAACTGCAGCCTGGGGCCGCCGACAACGGCCATGCCGCCGCCGGGGGGCTGCTCCTTCAGGTACTGGGTGCTGAACTCGTAGAGCATGTCGTAGAGCTCTCCGACGAAGAACTTGGCCCCGGTCAGGTCGCCGCGCACCACAAGCGTGCCGTTGCCTCCGGCGCCGCCCGACGCTGTCTGGCTGATGGGGGCAACAAGCTGGCCATGCTTCAGGCTGTTGCCCGCAAAGAAGCGACCCACGACGACCATTGAGCTTCCCGCGTTGATCGGATAGGGCAGCGTGATGGTCGACTGGGTGTCGAGACCGGCGGGGGTGGTCAGCGCAACAGAGCAGCTGGCCTCGCTTGTTTTGCGATCCAGGAGAATCTCGATGGAGCTGCCGCTGTCGACCGTTTCAGGCCGCATGGCCACGCGCTCTAAGTAGACTCCATTGCTGTACTCAACGACCAGATAGAGATTGCTGTCCAGCATTGCCGCGCCGATGACAGACTTGGCCCCTTCCACTTCCCAGTAAGACCACGCAGACTGGATCTTGGTATCGTCCTGAAAGGTGAACTTGTAAAGGTAAATCCTTGATGGCTCGTTCTTGCTGAGCACGGCCAATGCTTCCTCTGACGACGTAGCCGCAAGTGCGCACAAAGCGCCCGGCACATAGCGAGGAACTGACGCCGTGACTTCCTCGGAGATTGGCACAGGGCCGGAAGCGTCTGGCAAGAAGAACTCCCTGATGCCGCTGTAATCTCCCTTCGGAATTGGAAAGAATACCGTGCGCCCAACCGCAACAGGATCAACGGTAAACGCCATCTCAAACGTGGTCATGGGAGTGACGCTTGCCGTTTTTGGCGTCAACGCTGTCCCGACGCTGCTGCCGCTGTCAAGCCGAAACTGACCATGAGGCGAGAACAGCAATAAGACGTTGGAAAAAGCTAGGCTGCTGATCAGAAAATTGATCTGCCGACCGCCTGCGTTCAGGTCGATTGGATCTGAGTCAACAACAGTTTGGACAGTCTCCGGCCAGAAGCGATCGTAAGCATCGGCTGCCGATAGGATCACATTTTCGTCTGCAAGCAGAACCAACCTATTGCGAAACAGGTTGACGTTTTGAATCTTGGTGCCAACAAAGGTCGGCTCAGGTGCGGTGGCAGCATCGCCAGCCACTCTGCCGGACCAAATAAACTTCTTAAATGTAAAGGTGCCATCGTTTTCTCGCACCAGCACATGAGGCATGGTGGCCGCGTCAAACTTGTAGACAGTGCCTGGTGCAACAGTCTCCTTCCAAACGCCCTCGCCAAACCCACTGCCGGCATTGGCCTCAAACTTCACGTAATAATCATCGGCGCGATTGGCGGCAGAGCCTTGCACTTCCACAATGAAGCCGTGGTCTGCCCTCGTCGGCAGGCTTGTTAGAGCGTTGACGGAGCCTTTGACGGCAACAACATCTGCGCCCGTGCGCGTGTCGGTAGCTGACAGAGTGTAAGAGCCGCCATCCGCTTTCTCGATACGGACAATGTAATCAACTGCGTCAACAACAAAAGCAGCCGTTCTAAACGTGATGGCGTCATTGTTGTTGACATTGTTGGCTGCAGCCGGCGAGAAAGTCACCTGCGTCGACGTGACCGCTGTGACCCTGGCGCCTTTGGGAATGTGGCCAGTGGCGTCGTTGATGTACTGCCCAACAACCACACCAGTGGTGCTGGCAAAGTTGGCTGTAGTCGTAGTGCCGGTGGCGTTGGTGGTGAGCGTGATCGCGAACGGGTTGATGGCGGACACTGCGAGCAAGCCGGCCAGCTGGGACGCCACCGTCGCGCTGTCAGGTGCCGTGCCGCCAGCGGCAGCCGTGGCGTAGGAGACCTCGGTGCTGTTGATCTTGACCTTGTAGGTGGTGCTGTAGTTGACGGACTTGACGAACACCATCGACTTGGTCCCCCAAGTAGGAGACAGGTCCGCCGCCATCGCCACCGTCTTTTCGCGGTTGACGATGAACGTGTAGTCCGCCACCGACGCAACCCTGAAGGTGGAGCTGGGCTCGCCGGTGGCAGCCAGGTAGGAGAGGCCGTCTGGCGTGGCGACGGTCTTGACTGATCCATCAAGGCCGTAGACGCCAATGGCTCCGGCCCGAATCAGCACCAGGTACTGAACCGTGCCGTCGCGATCAACGATGTGCGTGAAGGGCCTGGAAGCCCCGGCAGTGCCGCTGAACAGTTTGCCGATGTAATTGCACGGCGGCCTCTTCTTGAGCCCCTCCACGGGGCTTGGCATGGCGTTGACGGATTGCTCCGCCTGGGACGCCAGCCGCAGGGCGGCCGGCTGCTGGCTGACCCCGTTGATCAGGTTGGGGATGGAGCTGCTGATAAGGGGCATGACTCAACGACGCAGCGCATGGCTGGGCATGAAGGGGATGAAGGGGCCGGTGTGGTTCGGGTTGCCCCGCAGCATGCTGTGCTCGCTCAGCGTCGTCTCCTGATCCAGGAACATCGCCCGCGCCTCCATCTCCTGGGTCAGGTTGATCTTCGTCAGGTCCGCCGAGCCGATCACCGCCTCCTGCAGCTGTCGGCCGGCGCGGATGGTGATGTACTGCCTTGCGTGTTCAGGCAGCTCGTCCCACTCAAGGATGTAGGTCACGTCGGCGACCAGGTCTTGGTCGAACTGGTAGGTGTTGCTGCGGCGGTCGTAGAGCTTCTGTCCCCGCTGCACCACGTCCAGATCTGGATAGCGGTAGATGTCGACGACGACACGGCTGACGTTTGCTCCGACGGCAATCTCTTGAGTGCCGGCGTTCCGCAGCAGGGTTCGCTCGTAATCCGTGTTGAACGACCAGCCTTCCGTCTGCAGCCGCCGGCTTGTGCTGTCAACCATGTCCTTCGCTTGCTGAGCCAGGCCGAGCTGGCCATCCAGGCCATTGACGGGCGCCTCGCCCATCATCTGCAGCGCTCGATTGACGGCTTCGAGCAGGGTCGTCAGGGCCTGGGCCATGGGTCAACTCGCAAGAAAAAAGGGGCCCGAAGGCCCCCTAAGCATGAAGCCTCAGCTGGTCGCCGTGTAGATCTCGATGGCGCAATCCGGGCGCAGGATCCCGGTGCCGAGAGCCATGGAGGCCACCATGAAGGTGCCCTGCCACAGTGCCGACACGTCGCCGCCGGTCTGCTGCATCTTGAGATCCATCAGCTTCACCGTGCCGACGGCCTGCTTGTTGAACACAAGCGAGACGCAGTCGGTGAAGTTGGCGGTGTAGTCGTTCTGCTCACCCGCCACCGCGGTGCGGTTGGTGGTGGGCAGTTGGTTCGACTTCAGGATCGTGATGCCAGCGACCTTCAGCACGGTGCCGTCGGCGTAGGCGCCAGCGCCACCCCAGTCACGGTTGATGACGTCGGTGGTGGTGACGAGCTTGTAATACTCTGCCGGAGCCAGAACGCAGTAGCGATCGTTTTCGGGCAGGTTGTTCTCGTCCATCTTCTGAGCTGCAGAAAACAGCGCAGTCGCCAGCTGTGCGCCGGTGATGGCCGTCTTGGATGCAGCCACGATCTTGATGCGGGTGCCACCCGGCAGATCGGTGTTGAAGTGAGTTGCCGTCCGTGCAGCCTTGGCAATCATCGCTGCGATGTTTTGATCGAAGCGATAGGCCAGGGCATTGCCCATCTCGTTCGAGTAGGTGGAACGCACGTCGTAGTGGTTCTTGGCCTCGTCGATGTCTGCGATGAACGCTTGGCTGACCAGCTTGTCGTCGATCTTGATGACGGCCTCAGCGTGCTTCACCTGAGCGCCAATCAGCATCGTGCCAGGGGTGTGGTACGAGGCGCTGTTGAGGCCGATGATGGGGAAGCTGGCGCTCTTGCCGGCAGAGATCGTGCGAACCGTGTGAAGCGGTTCGAAGATGGTTGCCTTACGGAAAGCGGTCAGAACCTCGCCGGCCCAGACCTGGAGGAACATGGCGTTATCGCCAGCCCAGGTGCCGCCACCGGCGTTGTTGACAAGACCAAGACGCGAAGCGTCGAAATTAGGTGCGGCCATTGTTGTTACCCTAGAGAAGGTGGGTGCTCCCGACCTCATCCCTCATTCACTAAGGGTGTCCTCCGCAGAGGGCCTTTGATTCTGTGAGCGGGCCTAGGTAGGCATAGTAAAGCGCTTCCTGTTGCAAAGGAAAAGCCCCGACCTTTCAGCCGGGGCCATCTCTCTTGCCTCCATCAGAAGATACTCGATCTCCCCAGCTTTTCCTGAACCTTCGCCCGGTAAGCAGGATCGGCTGCGTACCGGGGATCTTTCATGGCCTCGACCACCTGAGCCGTCGACTCGAACCGTTCGGCCGTCTGGCGTGGCGCCCGTCCCCCGATCAGCTTGGGCTCCCGTCCGACGGCCGCGACATAGCGACTGTGCAGGCCAGCGATGGCAAGCTTGACGGCAGACAGGTTGCGGTTGCCGTTGACAATCTGGTTAAACCCTTCGATCTCGTCAGCCTTCAGGTTCTGCCCCGCCCACTCCAGCATCTTGCCGTAGCCGGCGTCACCGCCGTACTCCGCCTTGATCGAAGCGATTTGCTGCGCTGTCAGAGCGGAGTCCTGGGCCGCCTTGTATTGCAACCCAGAGAGGTAGGCGTCCACCATCTCGCGGTTGAAGCCGGCCTGCTGAAGCTGTGAGTAGTCCTCATCCGACAGCTGGCCGCTTTGTTGCCACCTGGTGTTGATGTCGGCGTAGTCGACGCCGGCCTCCTCAAGGCGCCCGCCAATGAACTCGCCATAGATCTCGGCAGCGCTTTGCTGCTGGTCCTCCGGCTGATCTTCCTCCTCAGGTGCAGCGTCCTCCTCGTCGGGTGAAGGCGCGGCGGCAGCATCCTCCTCAGTCGATTGGCCGCGCTGGCTGATCAATCGCTGGCTGTGCTGGTAGGCCTTCTCAAGCTCTTCGACGGTCTTGAACTTGCCCGCCAGCAGGCTCTCGCCCTGTTGGACAGGTGGCTGCTGCTGATCAGGGGCAAGGGCCGGCGTCTCCGGCTCCCTGATCGTGACCTCTTGCTGGTTTGCCATGGAGTCAGTTGATGGTGATTGAGCCGTCGTCCCCGTAGGTCACCACTGGAGGGGCGGGGC